TTTGTTGACAAAGTTCGTGAGATCATTACGAACATTATCGGCGAAGTCCCCCCATGGGAGAGCCTTATGGGCTCTTTTAGTGGAGGAGCAACTACGAGTCGTGTTCGAACTTCTAGCCATCCGGCTTTGAAGTTCCTCGGTAAGGCAGACGTTACACTCTCCGCAAAAGAATTGTTCCTCGATCTTATTGAGGACTTTCCTTTGTGGAATCAGTGTAGGATCGACACTGAGTCTTCACTCAATGTCGTACCCGGCAACGTACTGTTTACTGTTCCTAAGAACCATGACATTGATCGGTGCGCCTGTAAGGAGCCCGATCTCAACATGTATATGCAAAAGGGCGTCGGGTTTTATATCCGTACCCAGTTGCGTCGATATGGGATTGACCTCAATGATCAATCAAGAAACAGAGAACTTGCCCGTGAGGGCTCGGTCAATGATCTTCTCGCCACGATCGACTTATCGTCTGCTAGTGACAGTGTTTCCTCTGGTCTGGTTGAATTACTTCTTCCTGACCTTTGGTATTCTGTGTTAGACTCCTTACGGAGTCCGACTACACTAATAGACGGTGAATTACATGTTAATGCCATGTTTTCATCCATGGGTAACGGATTCACGTTCGAACTGGAGAGTTTAATATTCTACAGCATCGCCCGTGCTACCGCTTACTTCATGAATGAAAAGGGAGTCATAAGCGTTTATGGGGATGATATAATCATTCCTTCTACGCTCTACCGCGAGTTTGCTTACGCTCTAGAATACTTGGGCTTCTCGGTTAATCCCGATAAGTCTTTTGTATCCGGACCGTTTCGCGAGTCTTGCGGTGGTCATTACCATCTCGGTATTGATGTGACTCCGTTCTTTCTTAGAGAACCACTGAAAGATCTAACTGACGTTATCCATATGGCGAATCAGATTCGCCTATGGAGTCTGCGTAGCGGTTTCGACCACTGCACAGAACGTCTTAAATATGGTGTGTTAGATCCTGCTCTACAATCCTTATGGGAAAGTCTTGCAGAGGTGGTTCCTAAGAGCCTGTGGGGTGGCAATGACCCGGGTCGTGAGTCTCTTATCACTGAGCACGAACCTCGTAAGAGGCTTGTTCAGCATAAGAAGACAGTGGACACGGGACTTGGAGGATACCTCCATTGGCACAACACGGCATGGAAGCGGACTACCAATTCAATTGGTAAGGAACTTGTACTCTCTGAGAGATCTGTTGATCTCCCTCAGTACAGGCTCCGTCCGCACCCGGCATGGGTAGGTAACACGGTCTACGCTTGCTTCCCAGGTAACCTGGGTGTAACGTAAACCGAGGTACCGGATCACAC